TATGCGGACATTCTCACGCCCTGGGCCGAGTCCGTCGCCGGTCGCATGATTCAGGACGTGAGCCGGCGCGACGCTACTGCGTGGATGCGGCATAGCCGCGCCATCGGCGTCGAACTGCGCCGCGAGTTACGCACTGCCCCGACTGGGGCGGCGATGCGCGCGGCTCTGCGCGAACAGGTGCGGGAGATTACTTCCCTGCCCCGCAAGGCGGCCAAACGGCTTTACACGCTGACCACCGAGGGGCTCGTCAAGGGGACGCGCGCCGAAGTCATACAGCGCGAGGTCATGCGCTCCGGGCACGTCTCGGCGTCCGAGGCGCGGATGCTCGCCCGCACGGGCGTGTCCAGTACGGCGACGGCACTCACCGAGGCGCGCGCGCGGCATCTCGGCTCCGAGGGCTACACCTGGCGCACCAGCAAAGACGCCGCCGTGCGCCCTTCGCATCGAGCGATGGAGGGCAAGTTCGTTCGGTGGGACGATCCCCCGACACTCGACGGCTACACCGGGCACTGCGGCAAGTCGGCCAACTGTCGTTGCTTCCCAGAGGTACAGATTCCAGACCGCTTTCGAGGTGCATGATGACTCGTCACATTCACATTCATCTTCACGACGGCCCCTTCACGAAGCTCGAAAACAAACTCGAACGCAAGGGCGAATCTCAACACGAGGCCGCGGCGGTCGCCTACGAGGCTGGCGCGAAGAAGTACGGCAAGGCTGGCATGGAAGCGAAGGCCGAAGCCGGCCGCAAGTAGTAGCGGAGGCGCGATGCGCTTTTATACGACCCTCAAGCTGGGTCCAAATCGCGAAAAGACCTGGGACGGGTTCACGGTTTTTCGCAACGTGTCCGTCTCGCGGGTCGGGGAACAGGTTTACGGCCCCGACGAGGGGATCGGTGTCGCTCCCGGTCCCGATGGGCTCATTCGCATCATGCGAAAGCCCGAGGAGGTCTTTCGACAGGAGACGCTCGACTCGGGCAACTGCAAATCGCTCGTCATCGACCACCCGGACAACGAGGATGAGTCGATCCCCGATGTGAGGCCCGAGAACTGGCGCGAGTTGACGCACGGCGTCATGGTCAATCTGCGCCGTGGCACCGGCGACCAGAGCGAGGAATCGGTCGCTGACATTTTCATTGGCAGCGATGAAGTCCTGCGTGAGATCGATCTTGGTCTCCGCGAACTTTCACTCGGATACGCGGACGGCGGCGTCGGTTTCACCATCACCGCGGGTGGAACCGCATTCGTTGCCGGCGACGGCTTCTCCGTCACCGTCAGCTACAACACCATTCCGGTCCCCAACGCCTACTTCAATGGCCCTGGCGACTCCGCCACGGGCGCGATTGAAATCGCCTTCAACCTGTAATCGCGCCGCGTAGCGGCCTCACCGCCACCACCTGAAAGCTAGGCTTCAAAGGAGCCATTCATCGAATGATTACCAGGGACAAAGTTCTCAACGGTGCAAACATGCTGGCGCTCATGGCTGGCTCCGATCACCCCGGAGTCAAGCTCGGGACGCCGGTGCGCACCCGCGACGGAAAGTACCACGACACTACGGGTGCTTTCCTCGTGGGCGAACTGGAGCGGTTTGACCCGACGTTCCACGAGCCTCTCAGCTCGATTAGCTGGGACCGCGACATGCCTCTCCGCGACGATGTGACGCTGGGCGACGATGTGACCTCGTTCACGCAGTCGAGCTTCGGCACCCCGAGCGGCCCGGGCACCGGGTCGGCCGTCGGTCAGAAGCGTTCCTTCATCGGCAAGAAGTCGACCGAAGTGCCGGAGATGGAGATCGACACCGGCAAGCAGACGGTCCCGCTCCTTCCGTGGGGCGAGGGTGTCAGCTACTCGCTGGCCGAGCTGGCATCCGCCGCGCAGATGGGGCGCCCGATCGATCAGCAGAAGGTGAGCGCGCTCAACCGCGAACATCAGCTCCAGACCGATGCGCAGGTCTATCTCGGCTGGAACGGCAACAACACCACCGGCCTGATCAACAGCACCGGTCTGGTGACGCCGACCAACTTCCCCGATGCGGCATCGGGTGGCGGTGGCTCGCTGTGGAGCGGCGGGACCAAGACTCCGGGCGAGATTCTGACCGATCTCGCATCGCTCGCCTACGCGCCGTGGGCAGCCTCGGGCTTCGCTCTGCGCCCGAACCGGATCGGCCTCGACCCCAACAACTTCAACTACATCAGCGTGACTCCGGCCACGTCGGCGGGATCGAAGTCGATCCTTGCCTACTTCCTGGAGTCGTACAACTCCGACACGAAGGCCGAGCCGCTGCGCATCGTTCCGATCAAGTGGCTCACCGGCGCTGGCGCCGGCGGCACGCTGCTCCAGTCGGGTACGACGAACCGCGCCATCGCGTGGCACAAGTTCGAGGGCCCCTGGCAGGACGCCCCCGTCCGCTTCCCGATGACGATGTTGCAGCGCACGCCCGTGCAGTATGACGGATTGTTCCACAAGCTGTACTACTGGGGCCGTATGGGCGCCTGCGAGTTCGTCTATCCCGAGACGATTGCCTACCGCGACGGCAACTAAGCCACATCGCACAACCGAAGCACTACGAGCAGGGGTCGCCCCTCACAAGGGGTGGCCCCGTTCTCTTTGGAGGGAGAACACATGGAAGAGCAGGTAAAAGCACCGCAGATCATTGTCCCGGTCAACGCGCCACCGATGGAGCCTGAGCAGGCGGCGAAGGGCGAGCGCACCGTGTTGATGATCTTTGACACGCCGGTTCATCTGACCGTCGAGGCGAACAAATCGATCTTCTACCCGAAGGGCGTCCATCCAGTGCCCGCGCGGTATGCGGATCACTGGTATCTGAAAGCGCACGGCGCGCGTCGCGCCCCTCTCTCGGTCAACGTCGGTGAGAACACTCGCCAACCGCGCCAGCAGCCGCAACAGGGGCAACGCAACGGCAGACAACGCAACTAGGGCGCTCGCTTCCCTTCTCAGACTCTCGAACGAGGTGATCGATGCCGAACAAGCAAATCAATGAACTGTTCTGGGCGTTCATCATCGCATTGCTGCTCGCGTCCGCACTGGCGGCTGTCGCATATCTGTTCCCTGGGAGCGACCCCTCCCGCGAGCACGTATTCGAGATCGCGAACAGCATGGTAACCGGCGCGCTCGGCTTCTTCGCAGGGCGCGCCTATCGCTCTGGCGATTCATCGCAACCGGGAGCGCCTAAATGAGATTCGGCTTCCGGCTCCCCGGCTTTCTCGGACACATCCCCCAGCCTTCACCGGCCCCCCATCTGATGATTCCCCACGACCCCACGCGCCCCTCGGGGACGCGCGAACAGCCCGCGCCGGCCGCGCAGCCGGTACCACAAAAGGAGTCAATCGTGATCAAGATCAGCTTTAACAACATTCAGCACGCGCTGGCAGCGTTTTTCAAACAGGCTGCGGCCGATGGTAAGACCGTCGCATTGGACGTGGCTGCCGGCATCGAGAAGATCGAAGCTGACAAGCCCGAGATCGAAGCTGTCAGCGCCGCCGTAGCGACGGCTGTCGAGCCTGGCTCTCAGACTGTCGTGTTGAAGGTCGAAGACGCCGCGTTCGCCGTTCTTGGCTCCATCGATGCAGCCATCAAGGCGGGCGGCGCCGCGGTCGTGCAGAAGCTGCTCGATGCGGGCCTCGATCAGACGGCGATCGATGCCGCGAAGGCAGTCGGTTCCGCGTCCGAGACGTTCTACAGAATCGCGAATACGGCAGCTTCGGCCACTGCCGCGAACGCTACCGCCTAGTCTCGATGCCCTCCTCTGGGACGAGCAAGCAACCGGCGCGGCTGCCGAAAGCGGTCGCGCCGACGTTTCTCAGCGCCAACTGCCGGAAGGGCCAGCACTGGATCTGTTTCAGCCTTAAGTGCAGTTGCGAGTGCCATGCCAGGGTGAAGTGATGCGCAGAGTATTCGTGTTTTCGATTCTCGCCGTGATCATGATCGTCGGCGTCTCCGTGGCGGCAATCGGCTGGTACGCCGTGCAATTTCTCCGGGCGGCCACCGATTCGGCGCACGAAGCGACGGCTACCATGCAGGCGGTCAATCGTCCGTGCGGCGTGATGCGGTTGCCCTGCGGCACGCTGGCCGATGTGAATCAAACGCTGCGCACAGTCCGCGGCACGTTCGGCCAGGTCGAAGTCGCCGCGAACCATGAAGATCAGCAGCTTACGACGCTCGACAGGCAGGAGCGCGCCCTGTTCGATGGGCTGTCGGGGACAATCTCAGACGCGCGGGAAACGATCAGAGGGGCGCAAGGTTTGACTTCTGACGTGTCCGTGACGTTAGGGGGAGTCAACGACACTCTCGGGGCGACCCGAACGGCTCTGGGGGCGATTGCCGACGATGGGGTCTCTCTCAGGAAGAGAATCGATGACCCTCAAATCGACGCGCTCCTGAGGTCGATGCGGGGGAGAATCGACGCCCCGCAGATCGATGCACTCCTGCGCAATTTCAACACGACGACAGCGCACGTTGCCAGCATGAGTGGCACCGCCGACCAGGTATTCACGAAGGCGACGAAGAGCTATCTGCACCCTTCCAAGCACCGAATCGTCCGCGCTGCTCATGCCGCGGAGCCATACGTCCCGCTGACGGTCAAGACGTTGAGCTGCGCTCTCGTTCCCGGCAGTTGTCTCTAACGGTTTCCTCCACCGGGCTTCGCCATCGTGCGGAGTCCCGGCTTTTTGCCCCGACGAGGCTCGACTCATGCAGACAGCAACGGCAGTGCTAGCAGCAGCCTCTCCGACTGGCAGCATCGCAGAGGTCGTCATCTCTCTCGCCGTGGCTGCGTTTCTCGTCGCGGTGCTGCTCTGCATCTTCATCGACCGCAGTCTGTGAGGCACCAGTGATTAGCTTTCAGCAGTTCACCGCCGACTACTCCGAGTTCGCCAACGCGAGCCAGGCACAGTTCACTCTCTATCAAAGCCGCGCCACCCAGCATCTCACGGCACCGTGGGGCGGCCCTGCCGCGAACCCCACCGATCCGTCGCAGTATACGCAGTACGACATCGGCATGGAGCTAATCATCGCGCACTTTCTTGCGCGCGCTGCGATGCGGGCGAAGATCGTCGCCGCTGGCGGCGTTGCCGTCGCGAAGGGCGTCGTTTCGAGCGAATCCGCCGATGCGGGGTCCGTGAACTATGACACGGCCAGCGCCACGGAAGAGGGCGCCGGTCACTGGAACGAAACCGACTACGGTCGTGAGTTCGTGCAGATGGCGCGGTTGATCGGCGCTGGCCCCACGCAGGCGGGACCGGGGCCGAACCCGAACCCGTTGAACGGTCCGGCATGGTCCGGCAACTGGCCTTATCCGGGGTACTTTTCATCGTGAGCGGCGACGTCCATATCGGATTCGACATCATCCGCGACGACATGCAGGGGCTCGCCGAGTCTCTGCGGACTCTGACCGAGGAAAACGTCTTGGCTGGCTTCCCTGCCGACGAGGAGCCGCGTGAGGACGAGAACGGCAACCCGACGCCGATCACAAATGCGGCGATTGCCTACGTGCAGAACACGGGCATGCCGGAGTTGAACATCCCGCAGCGCGAGTTCATGGTGTCGGGCGTCGAGAGCGTCGAGGACAAGATCGTCACCAGCATGGAGACGACCGGCGTCGCCGCCTTCGATCATGACCGCCAGGGCGTCGAGTTGGGGCTCCAAGCTGTCGGCGCAACGGCGCGCGACGGGATCAAGATGAAGATCCGTGACGGCCCGTTCGAGCCGCTCGCCGAAGCGACGTTGGTTGCCCGCGCTCGCCGCGGTGGAGAGATCGGCAAGGCGGCGATTCAGGAGCTCGAATCGCGCGCGGCGGGCAACGCCCCCGGCGTCGATCTGGCGCGACCGCTCAACGACACCGGGCAGATGCGCAACGCCGTGAACTACGTCATTCGGAAGGACTAACCGATGCCGATGATTAACCTCACGGTGGCGCTCACTTCTCCCATGCTCTGCGATTCGTTCTCTGTGATTCGCAGGACAGAGACGGTGGGAACGAACGGACGCTCCACCGTCGCAACGCAGACGTTCAATGGTCTCTATGGCCCCGTCAAGCCGGCCGACGCGAACGATCTCCGGCGATACCCCGACATGGACGTGACGGACAAGACGATCACTGTCACGACGGCGTTCGCGCTGCGCGGCGAGTCCGAGACCGCAGGCAGCGAGTTCAAGCCCGACATCGTGGTCTGGAACGGCGACAACTTTATCGTGCGCCACGTCGAGGACTGGAGCAACTTTGTCCCCGGCTTCGTTCGCGCCATCTGTACGTCTACCGACCTGGTCGACGCGCCGCCCAAGGGGTGATCGATGCCGAATGACAGCACCACGGGGGGCTTTCTCGCGCCTAGCAGTACGGGCAGCGACCTCAACGACGACGCGCTTCAAGACTTTCTGCAAACCGTCGTCGTGGGGATCACGGGGCTGCCGGGCAATCTTGTTCGTCCACGATGGCAGGCGGAGCCGCCGAACGTCCCCGACGTGGGCGTGAACTGGGCCGCCATCGGCCCCGGTGCGCGCGAGCGCGAGCCGTTCTCGGCACGCAAACAGACGCAGAGCGCGCAGATCGTCATACGCAATCGCACCATCGAGGTTCTTTGCTCGTTCTATGGCCCGAATGCCGAAGGCAACGGCGAACTGCTCGCGATGGGGTTCGAGCTTCCGCAGAATCGCCAGATGCTTGAATACGCAAATGGCGCGTGGACCGGCTTCAATCTCGTCGGTGGCGTTCAAGGCCCCGTCATCGCACCGGCGCTTCTTAAGGGGAAGTGGTACTACAAGGCCGATTACTCGTTCAAGGTTCGCCAGCAACAGCAGTACACCTATCCGATTCTCACCGTAGAGAAAGTTACCGGAACGCTTGAGCTGCAGCAGCCAGGTGTGACTACTTCTATCAGCGAGTCTCTCAACGTAACCGCGCCCTCGGAAGACTGACGTAAGTCTCTTTGCACACGCACCCTAACAACTGATTCAAGAGGAGTCCGGATGCCGAATAGCGCATCGTTGTCCCCTGCTTCGCTCATCAGCATTACCGCATCCGTGGCTGCCGCCCCTACGCAGGCGCAGAACACGCAGAGCTTGCTGATCCTTGTCGATGACCCGACCATCGATGTTGTCACCCGCATTCAGAGCTTCAACTCGGCCGATGCGGTCGCTTTGCAGTGCGGTGCTAATTCCGCCGCGGCAGCCGCCGTCGAGCCGTGGTTCGATCAAGTCCCCCAGCCGACCTCCGTTCTGCTCGGCCGCTGGGCACAGGCCGCCTCTCACGGGACTCTCTTCGGTGCGCCTCTTTCAGCGGCCGAACAGGTCATCGCTACCTGGACGGCGATCATCGATGGCGGTCTGTCGATAGCCGTCGACGCAGGTGCCGCCGAAAATCTAACAAATCTCAATTTCTCTGCCGCCGCCAATATGAACGGTGTCGCTGCTGTGATCGGTGCGGTTCTGACCGGAGCAACGATCCAGTGGGACAACATCAATCAGCGTTTCGTTGTCACCAGCAACTCGACAGGCGCGACATCGCAAGTTGCCTTCGCGACTGCCCCCACCGGGGGTGGCGTGACCGACATCAGCGCCATGCTGGGCCTGCGCTCGACTTCGAGTGGCGCCTATCAGGCGGCGGGCATCGCTGCTGAGACGGCCCTCGCGGCCGTGACGTTGTTCGACGAGCAGTTTGCGCAACAGTGGTACGGGCTCGCCATCGCTGGCGCCGCCGACACCGATCATCTCGCAGTCGCACCGTTTCTTGCCGGGTCGATCAACAAACACTTCTACTGGACCTCCACACAAGAAGCGGGCGTTCTGGTTGCTGCCACGACGACCGACATCGCCTACACGATGAAACAGGCGAACGTCGGCAACGTCGCCGTGCAGTACAACGGCGCAAGCGCCTACTCGGCACTGAGCCTCGCCGGCCTGATGCAGACCGTGAATTACGGCGGCAAGAACACCGTTCGCCCGGCGATGTACGGGCAGGAGCCAGGCATCACGCCCGACAATCTACCCTCTCCGCAGATGGCGTCGGTGATCGCCAAGAATGCGAACGCCTTTGTCGGATACACGAACGGCTCGGCGATTGTGCAGCCTTTGACGCGAGCCAAGGGCGGACATTCGAGATGGTGCTTACCGGCAACGTCACCAGCTCGACTCTCATCAACACGACGCCTGGCCAGCGGCTGAAATTCGTGCTCACTCAGGACGGCACCGGGGGACACACGTTTACTCCACCTGCGGGGCTCAACTTCCCCAACATCGATACGACGGCTTCAAAGATCAACATTCAAAACATTTACATCAACGCGGCCGGCACTCCGCTGATCGACGGCCCGCTGACGGTGAACTAGGAGAGATGCCTGTGAAAAAGAAACTACTCGCAACTTTCGTCGCGCTCGCGCTGATCCCCGCTTTGATGCTGATCGTGCCTTTAAAAGTGCATGGCAACAACTACACCATACTTTTCAGTCAGTGGCTTCAAGACTCACTTATCGACGCAACTCCGATCGGATCGAACACGCCAAGTACAGGCGCGTTCACAACGCTTAATGCAACGAGTTTGAAGCTAAACGGCGCGGCGCCGAGCGGTCATCTGTTGATCGGTAACGGGACCGTCTATGCGGATACCGCAGTGACGCAGAACGCGGGGCTCGCTGGCTCTCGCGGCTTC